GGATGGCCCCTGCTGTGATACAAAAATCACTCTCCAAACTTGGAGAACCACTGCTCCTTTATTTTAAGGGTAAGCGGACCCTGCGGTGGAGTAAATCGAACCCTCGTAAGGGAAGATGTCGTCCACACCGACGCGCTTGCGCGTCAGTTTGATCATCCTAGGCGGAACATATTCACCCTTCGCGGGTAAAAACTCGGAAGTACCGTCAAGGTACCCGAGTGGATCGTAGATCCTTTCCGTCCGGAAATAGTCAAGCAGGTTAATATGGCCACCTTCGAGCCATAAATCAAACCGTTTGCGCACGGGTTTTGACACCCACACGCAGACCGTACCACCAAGGGTGGTGAAGGGGGACTTACTATTCCTCAATGATGAATGGTCTAAGTTCATCAGAATAGCCTGGTCGTGGGAACTTGCCCATCGTGCCAGATAGGACTCCGTATGAGAATACGGCAGTGGCTGTCCAAGCCAATGCTCCACAAGCGTATACAAAACGCCTGCAGCGGTCCTGTATCCATTTGAATCCAGGCGTCGTGCCGTGGCACAACACTTCAACATCGAATTCAGGGTTAATTCCTTGTTCGACGCTAGACAGTGTTGCCTTAATTTCAAATGAATACGCCTCTTTATGAGGCCCTTCACCGGTTTCCGAACTTTCACGCATTCAAGGTCATCCTTTAAGCGTATAGGGGTGACTAAGTAGCCCCTGAACCAGTCGGAACCGCACGATTCGCAAAAATCGGAGCCGATAAAGCTCTTTTCTCTGTTAACGCGCAAGCCAACCAATTCGAGGGCAGATACAACGCGATTAGCGTAATTCGTGGCGACAACGATGTCATCACCATAAACATACACTAACTTCGCTGCATCAGCGAGAGTCCGTACACCTGACGACATGATAGCAGCAACGCTATATGCCCAGACGGTCGTAGCAAGGACAGGAAAGCACAAGGCTGATCCCATCGGTGCGTACTTCTTAAGTTCGATCTCAGTGGTTTTGCCATTGATCTCGACAGAAGTGCTAGGAGAACGAAGGCCCATAAGCCGTTCGTAGAGGGGTTTATTCCTCCCCGCAAAGAGCGCTTTAACGTGCCAACAAGAGACACGATCGGACGCATCCTTGAGGTCTAGCGTCGACCATTCGTGGTTGATGCTGCCTAATCGAGCTAGCTCTTGGTTAACCTTTTGGTCTGTAAAATTAACATGACCTCCAGTCAAAGGGTGGGACTCCAAGTGGCGATAAAACGCCTGCTTGTATCCTTGCTGTGCCAACTGCAGAAAAGTGGGTTCCTTGGATATTAACCTTGGACCCCTAGAATCCTTTTCTACAAGGACAATTGCAGCAGTATAACCCAGTGAGTTGTCAGGTAAGATATTAGGCTTACCATCCATATACCCACAGAGGACAATCTCCCTAAAGAGACTGGGCCTCCGAGAAAGGTAACTCAACCAGATGCGGACATCGTCCGTCCAATCACTCAGCCTCATTGGATGACGTCGCCAAAAGGACAAAGCCCAATGGTCGACAGAGGAGTAGTAAGCTTGGAAATTTTCCCAATAAAGTGGAAAATCCCCGATCTTGCAAGTATCCTTCTCCCATCCTTCGAGTTCGTCAGCAGTGGCCCCAGGGCCATGCCGAAAATCTCGAATATCAGGGTATTCGAAAGAATCCATCACATTGTCAATGGCATAAGAAGCCAAGTTGTTGAGGTGATTAATCTCATCCAACCGCGGATTGGAATCTAATCCTTCCACGAACTCTGTGACAGAACGCTCGGTTTCGATAAAGCTCTCAATAACGCGAGCATCCTTACGGATGTCACGGTCGAAAGGTGCTTTATACAAAAAGTAAGCGATTTGCCGGATCTTTTGGACAGCGAGACATGACGTCATATCGGCGTCGCGGTTATAATCCCCGTTGGCGTGAAAAACCAACTTAAACTGATCCCAGAGAAAATCCGGGAGTGGGGACTTATTTCCAGGTTTAGCCCTGAAACCCTCGGGTCGATGGTAAGACCCTGACATGATCCCTTGTTCCAAAGACTTCCCAAGCTTGGGGAGGTCTTCCGTGAGGAACAATTGACCTTTCGATTTATAGGAGTTTTCCATGTAAAGGATATCCCTTTCATCGAGGCCCATGTCTAAGGCCAGACGTACCAGACAGCCTAGTGCGGTGTCATAGTTCATTTCGTGACAGATCTCTAAACCGCGCTGGCGAAGAGCCAGATGCCAATCAGGAATAAACTGATGGTCGCGTTTATAGGAACCTGCAATACTTTGCCAGTTCTTGTAGCAGTCGACCGCAGCCTTTCGGCGTAAGTGTTCTGTTACTCGAACCTTTCGACTAGGCTTTTCAGATTCATGTTTAAGTTCCATGTATCTCCTCGCACTAATGCGTGTGGGAGATTCAAGGGGGCGTTGAATCTGTGGGGATACTAAGATTCCCCGTTGAACAATTTCGTGGCATTGCCCGTTACCATAGATAACAGGTCTTGAACCATGGCGGTAAATTCCGCCTCGGTCAAGGCTGCACGATCATTGGTACGGAACACGATGTAACACTGGTGCTTGGGTGTTACCCCAGCGAGATTAACAGTGCCGTTTTTAGAGCGGCGAACGAGCATATCTGCCTGACCAGTGTCAGACCAGCGCCCGTTCTGAATCTCGAATTCACCATGTGTTTGGTTCCGGTACTTGCCAAAGTCTCGACGACCGTAGCTGACCGTGGATACCACAAGTGGATCGCTAAGTGCCATAAGGCAGCATCTCCTAAATCTGAAGAACGAGTTCGCCTCGCAGCCCTAGGGCCGACGGAGCGTGAACGAATTAATAAGAGCCATAATGTTGGCCCATTTGCGAGGATTTAACCTCGCGATGCCAGTTCTCAGGTTGACAGAGATGTCATCCATCTTACCCCAGGGGGCTGGAGTACGGAAGTACACGGTCCTGTTTCCCTGAACAACAAGTCCTCGTGGACAGTCGTTACTGGAAGTTGCCCTGGGCTCCGAAGAACCGGAGGGGTAGAAATCGAATAGTTCGACGCTTGTAACGCGTTTGGAGCTATACCATTGCTGAACGATTTGAGCATTCAGGAGGTAATGCTGACTACTTAAGATCTCACCCAAGGGGATGAGGTAATCAACGAGAAAGCTAAAGGGAGTCGCGTTCCAAAGAACGCCAAGGTCAGGGATTAAACCCCAACGAAGCCCAGTAGAACGGATGGCATCAAGGCCACCGTCATTCTCACGGTCGTGATAGTAACCAAGGTTACCAATCACATACCCGCCCCAAATACGTGTATATGTCTCAACGGTTTTCGAACCGCCCACCCAAGGGTAGGAAGGCTCAATAACGCTGGTGACTTCACGCGGAACCTTATGGACAACCCGCAAACCGTCTTTAAGACGGACCTCAAGGTCATCAAGCTTCGCCTTCCAATCGCTAACACGTTCCACGAAGGAAACGATGTCGGACCAAAAGGGCAAAACTCCGAGGTTCACACCAAGAACCCCACTAGACGCAGCACGCCGAAGCTCGTAAGCCCGGCGTAGGGATTCCTCCCGATCTAGTGAGTTTCGCTCTTGGCCCCTAAAAGGGTTGAATTGGAGATCGAGCGACCGATCTAAGCGTCGCCGATAAACCCATCTACCATTAACCTCGCGGTATCTGGTATATGAGAATATGTCCCTGATTAAATTGGGGACATCATCCAGTTCAAGGACGAAATTGAGCATATTGAAGCTCGAAACGAAGTGCTCGACTCTACGTCGAGCGACCCTATCAGGGTCGGGTACGTCCTCGTCCCTATCTTCCAGCCGAGGGGCTGGAAAACTCAGCGTTGTCGCTGAGGGATACAGATGGTAATAACCCTTCTGCCCATTGGGGAAGTCTCTGCGATAAGCAAGAGGCTTCATAACCACGTCCTCACGGATATGGTAACAATGGTTGATCTGAGGCAAATGAGATATACTCTGCTGCCAAGGATCAAATCTCATTTCAGGACGAGATTGACGGAGCCCTGGCTCGTCAATAATCAACTCGTAAGTGCGACGCCAAGTTTTATTGACTTGGGTAGAGGACACAATGCCTCCGTCGCGGTTAAGCCTTTTATTAACGAACGATTCGGTCACGAAATGCGACCGAGACCGGGCGTTAGGACGAGTATTTCGGTCAAGTGGAGAGAGGTCCCCACTTCGACGAGAGTGTCTAGGCCTAAAGCGGCTGCGATACTTGCTCATCATGACCTCCATAAACAGTAGGTTTAGCCTA